GTTAGTTTCTGTCTGAATTCGGAAGAGATTGGATCTTTTACTTCGAAGACTAGGGTTGTCATAATTCGTTGAAATTTTAAATGATCTTGAATATCGCAAGCATGGTTTTACGAGAATCTACGCGCTGGAAGCCTTCGAGTTGAGGCATAAGCATACGTTCAAGACGGCCAGCAAAGTCATCGACACCTACGTAATCTGAATGCTTGATGGCGTAGAATAGTTGTTTATCCCTAGGAAGGATGCCGTCTACGAGCGCAAAGTGGTAACGCCCAGGGACTTTGGCATCTACATTGTCCCAAAATCGAAGTGTAACCTTTGGGACTAGTTTACGAACAAACTTCATAAATTCTATGTCAGTTTCATAGGAATCAATAGATAGTCCCATGTTTGAGAAGAGGAGTGTAGAGACACCTGAGCCAAACTCGAGAATTCGCCTAGCTCTGATATCTGTTAGGACTTTCCTGATTTCATTCCACCTTGGCTTCTTTAGATAACGACGATCTTTGGTTTTAGCCAGCCATAGGTCGTAAATCTCTTTGTCCGTCATTCCAGGGCTTCCGTTCTAGTAATTGTTCAAAGCTCATTATCTTACGTGAGTCAAGCCAGATCTTCTCTTCTCTTCCAATTTCCTTAGCCTTGACCCACCACTTGTCAGCACTTAGAAATTGACCAAAGCGGTCAGATAATGCCTTCTTATTGCGGTTCATCATAGCTTCACCACCAAGAATGTAGCAAGCTACGAGGAATCCGAAGGTGTGAGGGTACTCTCCACTCTTTGAGTAGACTCGGTAGTGATAATCTTCGGGATTTTTGGAAACTACGGTTACATTAGGGTTTCCTTTAGTGTCTATTCGAGGAAAAGGGCCTATATGGACACACGGATTAGTGGGAACAGCCCAGTTTTTAAATCCCAGGAGCCAAGGCTTAATCCCTATGTGCATATCACCTCCTCCCCAACTTACGTGATGTTTAGAGAGTGCGCCATAGCCGTTTAGGCCCTTTTCCCTGTCAAGAAACCAAGATCTACGACAAATCCAAGGCATTCCCTTCCAAGATATAAGACGTTCGTCTTTGTAGGCAGTTCCCCAGTTGCCAAGCTCGTGGGTGGTCATATCTCGGTCATGCTTAGCACGATCTTCGTGTTGATGAGCCCAGGAGATAGGAGCGTGGGCGAAACCTATGTCAGACTCCTGGTGTCGATCCATGAAGTCGACTAATTTGACTATGGAGTCCCTACCTACTATCATATGAGAGTCTAGGCACATAAGGTATTCACCAGTGGCAGTCTGGGCCGCTAGTTCACGAGCACTGAAGAGGCAAGGGAATTTCTGATGGACTATCTTGAGGCGGCCATCCCTGATGTAACCAGCAGGGAGGGCACCTCTTAGTAATTGAAAGGTAGGTTCATCAGAATTGTCACCTATTACTACCTCACCTCCACCAGGACCGAGAGGACGTAACTCTTCGATGCAAGAGCGGAAAGTGACAGACATCATAGCTACGTCATTACGATTACTGATGATGATAGAGACTTTCAAGGCTTCTTCATCCAATCTTCAGCCGAGTCCTGGGGAGAGGATATTACCTTAACATTGACTTCCTTAGCCTTAGGAATCTTAAGCCCCTTAATTGGCTTATGAGGTTCCATTACCTCTTTGGTATATTCCTTAACATAAGGAGCACCAATCCCTTCTCGTTTCTTAGGCATATAGTCTCCAGGCCATCAGTTCGTTTAAATTTTAAATGAATCAGTTGGGCCTGACTGCCCGACCAACCGAGAGCTCGCCCAAAGCTCTTTTGCCCTGCAACCAGCCAGGCCCAAACTCGTTAGTCAGACACTTTGAGATTAGTGTCTGGGGCGAAGATCTTGGCAACACTAGTGGCTGCTTTACTTATACCCCTAGCAATTTGGGTCACTGAGTTTATCTTAGGCGGCTTAGGCTTGACAACCATAGTAACCTCATTGCTGAAGTCGGATTCGATGCTGTCAGGGGTGAAAGCTGTAAGGACCCAGTAGTAACGGCCAGGCTTGGGCACTGGAATAGAGCCAGTGGTTAAGCTACCACCAGTGAAAGTGGCCACCAGTCCCTGATCGTACGTGCCTGCAGTTTTCCCTTGATATAGCTTAAAGCCAGCCAGGTCAGCTGCCTGAGTATGAGGATCCCAGGCGAAGTTGATCGTCTGTGCCATGCAAGGAACAGACAGTACTATGAACATTAAAGTGATTGCCCAACGTCTTATATCCATTTCCAAACCCTCCCCAATATGTAATTAGTGAAGGAAATAAGATTCCTTCCCTAGCTAGAATCCCACGCCTAAATGCCTCTACATCAATCTCACACTTGAGATTGCCATTCCTACTGAGGTATTTATTTCTAAAAACAACGCGAGATTCCGAGTGTAAAGATTTTGCAGACATAGTACCCTGCACCTTTTGGCTTCTGTCTAATGGAATCGTATAGGCTCTTGTACATAGCAGCTTCTTTAAGTGCCATTTCCTTATCCTTAGTTTCCTGAGCTGTGCGTTCTCTTTCAGCTGCAACAAGTTGGGTACACATCTCCTTGGCGTCATCACTGAATCTTTCATAGATGGCCAATCTATTCTCGTATTCCCTACAGTCCATGAGCCGTAGGAGTACCTGACGCAGTTCATCTTTGGTTAGTGGTACGTTTGAGTTCGGTACGGATGGCTCCTGGCAAATCGCTGTCAGGGATAGACAGAACAATAGTAGGATTGCTAGCCTGAGTCTTCTTGCTCTGCTTGATCGCTTCATTAAGGTTTCCATGGAGCTTGTCCATTTGACTTTGTAATTGCTCTATAACGAGGGTTAAGGCTTGCTTCTCTTTTGCCAGGTTCTCTCGCTCCAGTTTGATCGTCTCCTCCGCTCTCTTCCTCTGTTCTTCCGTTACGGACTGCTTGCCCTCCTGGTAGACGATGGCGTCGTGTCTGTTCAGCCACCACCGGAAAGAGAGAAAGGCCACTAACATGATTGCGCCATAGACGAGAAGTTTTCTGACTAGTGGACTTGCTAACCATAGGGGAAGCATTAGTTAATCCTGACATTGTGTAGTCCGGCAAACACTCCAAAGATGTTAAGTAGCCATAGAATCACCATGATTACTACAGCTATGTTCAATATCTTCTTTATTGACCTAGCCATAGGAATATAGGTGTTAGCAAGCCATAGAAGTATGCCAACTACAATTAGCACCACTGCAACAGAAACTATACTCATAAGGTTCTCCTTTATGGTCTTCCGTCTGCTGGAGGTTCAGTGCGATTGGCTATATATTTAGTACCGCGAGCGGCGAAGAGTAGAGCAGCAGAGACTGCACCTAGAACTATGTTAATGCCCTTATACCAAGGATCGAATACTGGGAAGAGGATAGTGATGCCAGCTAGGGAGGCCCAGAAAGCAGTCATGATGCCGACTACCCACCACATCCTAGTCCAGTTAAGTGTCTCGAATGTTGCGAAGAATCTCATTCTAACCTCCGTAGCCTCACCAATGCCCAGATGCTGCAGCCACAGCCAGCGGCCCAACTGATGTAGTCGAATATGGCCTTTGTTAGTGACTGTCCATAGTGAACATCAATGGCTTCTCTCAAGGCAGCTCCACAGAATACCGCTACGGCACAAAACAAGAGTTGTCTAGCGTAGGTGTCAGGTAGGAATGCTGTCTTGATCTTCCTGGCCGCGAAACGCAGAGCGAATAGGGCACATAGCAGTACACCAGCACTTGAAAAGAAATGAATTACGAAGCGTTCAACTGTATGAAGCATTAGGTCTCCAACTCTCTCATAAATTTCTTCACTCTGTCCAGGTAAAAGTGACGATCTGCGGGATCACAGAAATGGAGAGTAGCATTCTCGATGGTTTTCCATCTTTTCATCAGGAGACGGAGGAAGGCGACTCCACAGACTATATCTATAAGATCATCATCACCAGACATGTTCTGGAGAAGGTCCTTCATGGCTATAGATGACATCTGAAACACGCCGAGACAGCCAGTTGGCGACTGCTGATGTTCACCGAGGGAACTCTCAGTCATCGCTATGGCCGTGGCCCAACTTGGATCTACATCAAGGAGAACAGCAAAGGTCTCTATGCTAGACTTTATCTCCTGCTGCTTCTTCGACAGGTTCAGCATCTATCACCAGACCACTTTCCTTTGCAGCTTTAATCCCACGTTGCTTGAACTCTTCTAGCTCTTCTGGTGTTAAGACAGTGTGGACTGACTGACTTTGAATACGGGTAGGGACACGCAGACCGGATAGTTCTAATAAGACTGTGTCAGCAGCTTTCATTTTATCCTTAAGAGTGCACTCTCCCGATTCATCATCGAAGATCTCATGGTATACCTGGAGGGCCTTATCTGTGAGAACTCTGACTTTCTCAACAGTTTTCTTCAGCTCTCCATCTCTTTCCTGACGAATCTCGGAAAGTTTGTGCTGACCTAACTCTGAATTAAGTGTATTACTGACTGTCTGAGGTGTTATATTGAGGATTTCTGCAATCTCTGTCCCTTTATACCCTTTTGCAGCAAGGTTAATTATCTCATGAGAGCGTTGCCAGAGACCTTTTATGTCATAAGTCTTACGTTCATCTAAGGGAACCCGTCTCCTGTCGACATCTTTGAAGTCGAAGCCGTAGAGACCCTCCCTTAGTTGTACTTCAGACATTACTATACGCCTCCATATTGACAGTGTACCACAACCAATGTTGAAAATCAACGTAATTTTCAGTACATTTCCTACTCTCACTCACCACTAACCACGCTACTAACCAAGTTCGTTTAATTTTTAAACGAATTCCTTAAAAGTGGGTTTGTGTAGGTGAATGTACATTGTTGTACATTGTTTTCTCTTGAAATAAAACTTAGGGAGACTAACCGCGCGCGCAAACGTCTAAATTTCCCCCTTCGGCATCGACATCCAAACGAGCAACGAATAACTTGACATTCGAACCGACTCGTGGTATGATGGTTCCGTGGTCAAGAAAACCACATAGGTCATTGACAATTCAATGGAGGTGTCCAGGGCGCTTGCTCGACGAAAGGAGCAGCGTCTATGATAAACCTAACCGAAAATTTGACAGGTATTGTCAGGAGTATATCGGG